ATGATCGAATCGCATTCTTCTCCGACCGTCTCTGATGCTTCCTCGAACGACGGAGATCTGGGTGTCCTGCTGAGGCGCAGTCCGCCGTCCAGCACGGCCGCCGAGCAGGCGCTTCTGGGCGCTATTCTGACCAACAACAAGGCGTATGAGCGGGTTTCGGACTTTCTGGAACCGGCTCATTTTTCCGATCCGCTCAATGGACGGATCTACGAGGCCATTGCCCGGCGGATCGAGCGGGGGCAGTTGGCCGATCCCGTGACCATGCGGGCGGAATTCGAACATACCGGTGTTCTGGATGCTGCGGGTGGGCCTGCCTATCTGGCGAAGCTGCTGACGGCGATGGTGGGTATCGTCAATGCGGGTGATTATGGGCGGGTGATCCATGATGCCTGGGTGCGCCGGCAGCTGATCGATATTGGTGAAACTGTCGTCAACAATGCCTTTGGGGCGCGGCCTGATCTGGATGGTTCCGATCAGATTGCGGCGTCTGAAGAAGCGTTGTTCAAGCTGGCGACGGAGCGGGGCCAGGAAGGTGGGTTTGTCTCGTTTACCAAGGCTCTGACGGAAGCTGTCAGTGTTGCGACCAAGGCCTATCAGCGCAGTGGCGACGTGGTGGGTCTGACGTCGGGTCTGCGGGACTTCGACAAGCGGACGGGTGGGCTTCATCCATCGGATCTGATCATCCTTGCCGGGCGTCCTGCGATGGGCAAGACGGCGCTCGCGACCAAGATTGCGTTCTCGGCGGCACGCTCGATCCTGCGGGATGCCGAAGATAGTGGCGAGAAGCCCAAGGGATCGGTTGCGATTTTCTCGCTGGAAATGTCATCCGAGCAGCTGGCGACCCGTATTCTTTCGGGTGAGGCTGAAGTTTCGGGTGAGAAGATCCGTCGTGGTGATATCGGGCAGAAGGAATTTGACCGGTTTGTCCGGGTTGCGCGCGAGCTTCAGCGACTGCCGCTCTATATCGACGATACGCCGGCGATTTCCCTGTCTGCCATGCGGACGCGATGCCGCCGTCTGGCGCGGACGCAGGGGCTGAGCCTGGTGGTGGTGGATTATCTGCAGTTGATGCGGCCGGCCATCGGAACGAAGCCTGACAGTCGTGTTCTGGAAATCTCGATGATTACGCAGGGCCTCAAGGCGATTGCGAAAGAGCTTTCCGTGCCCGTGATTGCGCTGTCCCAGCTCTCACGTCAGGTCGAATCGCGTGAGGACAAGCGGCCGATGCTGTCGGATCTGCGCGAATCGGGTTCGATTGAGCAGGATGCGGATGCGGTCATGTTCGTTTATCGCGACGAATATTACCTGCAGCAGCGTCAGCCCAAGGACAGTGCCTACGACAGCAATGACAAGTTCCAGGCTGCGACAGAAGAGTGGCAGCGCAAGATGGCTCTGGTGCACAACAAGGCGGAGCTGATTCTTGAGAAGCAGCGGCATGGCCCTACCGGAATGATCCAGCTGTATTTCGAAGGGGAATATACCCGGTTCGGAGATCTGGACGTCATTCACGAGTAGCTCTGCGGACAGGGCGAGTACTTTGAATGATGCGGATACCCCTCGGACGATCCTGTCTGAGGGAAGGGGCTGTCCGGCGGTTCGGATCGTGAAAAAATCGTCGGGACTTTTTTTTCGAAAAAGCGTCCGCGTGGGCAAACATGGAATGTCTCGATAATTGAATCAGTACTTCAAAAGTACAGATTTCATTAAAATATACAGTCAGAAAAAAGCTGTAATATGAAACTCTTCAGCGTGATTTCTCTGTGAAATGCGGTTGAAGATGCCTGTCCGCTATACCGGATTGTGGCTGCAATGCGGAAAATTGGCGGCAGCCAAAACCTGTCTTAATGGCTCAAAGCCATATTTGTTCCTTGACCCAATGGCACAGTGCCATTAATTTATCGTTAATCGGTGGTTGTCATGGGGGCGATCAACGGGGAAGGAAGGGAGCCGGTCAATGAATTCAGACGCTTTGATGACCGGGGATGTTTCCGATTTGTTCATTCCATCGATGAGGCGAGCTTATCGTGTCGTATCGAATGGGGGGCGCCTGAATGCGTATGGAAACCGGTGAAACAGTCACTAATGGATCTCCTCATCTGGTCTCTTGGGCGGATCAGGTGTGTCGGAAGATGTGTTTCTGTCCGTGTTCGGAGCCATGTCTTGCCGCTGGAGCACCAGTTCTGGGTGCAGGGCAGCCAGCCGCAGGGCCAGTTCTTCGTCGGTACGACCGTTCAGGACGCCTTTCAGAAGAAAATCTGTCGAGACGCGCAGGCGGTTCGACAGTGCCGCAATGAGGAAGACGCTGGGCGCGCGGTCACCGCGTTCGATCTTGTTGAGGGTCGAAGCGTCAACGCCCAGCAGGCGGGCGCATTCGCTCTGATTGGGCATGACGAGTTCGCGAGCCCAGGAAATGCGAGTTCCGATGGCTCGTTGGAGTGCAGTCAGAGAGTCCGGGCGCTTGTGTTTGGCCATGAGGCCTTTTTAGCAATGGCTTTATGCCAAATCCAGAAGAAGTTTTTTTTATCACACACTGTGGCATTTTGCCAAAGTTGGAAACAGTTCTGTACTGATAAAGGATGTTGAGATGAGGCAGGTCAAGTCAGGTTCCGTACCCCGTCGGGTCTCCGCAAGCGCTCTCGCTGCCATGCTTGCTTCCGATGGCTGGCTACCTGAGCAGGGCATTGCCCGCAAGGGACGGGGACGTTCTGCCAAAAAAACATCCGGAACGTCCTCGTCGCGCGTCCGGATGGTGACGGACAGGGAAACGGCTGAGGCGCTTCCTGCCGGTCATCCCGTGAGCTGGAATGCGCTGTGGGGTGCGGATCTGGTGCCGGTCTTTCCGGGATTGCAGCCGATGGGTGGCCGTGAGGCCGGGCTGGAGATCAACTGATGTTCGAGATGGTGCGGGAAATACCGGTTGCTGCTGCGGGACTGTCTGATGGTGTGGTCAGGCCGACTGGGGAGCGGTACCGCCATTCGGAGATCCGCGAGGTTGGAAATACGTTCCGGGTCGTGAACGCGGTGCAGTCGATGTATGACGCGGGCGATATCGGGGACGATGAACTGGCTGCTGCGGATCGCTGGTATCGCGAATATGTCTTTGCCTCTCTGGGGGTGGTGGAAAATCCGCCTTCTGATGGTCGTGTCAGGGAGCGGGGAGACATTCACACCTGGATGATGGGGCGCGGGCAGTGTTCTGCGCGGATTACGCAGATTCGTGATATGCTGGGGCTGTGCGCGCATGTTCGTCTGGAGATGCTTCTGGCGCGGGAGATGTCGTTTTCGGCCATGGCGCGGCATCTCTATCCGGCTCTGTCGGAAGGGCGGGCGCGGATGAAGGTGTCGGCTCAGTGTGCACTGCTTCTGGAGCAGCTGGCACATGTCTATGAAACGCTGTCCAAAAAGAAAAACAGGAAAAAATCTGGTTAACGATAAATTACCGCTTGATATATGAACGCAGTTTTGATACAAAAAATACATACTGAAGAATTACGACATGAAAATCTGAAGCCGGCCTTTCGAAAGAAGGCCGGCTTTTATTTTGGAAGTTTCCTGATTTATGGAAAAGTGTGAAATTTCTTCTGGTAGCGTTGTGTTGTCTGGCAGGCAGACATTCATTGTTCTTCAGAAAAATGCAGGTTCATTTGTCGGGTGTCCTCTCGTTTATGAAGGCGAGCCGGTTCATCGGGCGGATGTCGTTCTGGAATGGCATGAACTGGTGGACGCAGGTCTTTCCCGCCTGGATGTCCGGTGCAGGTCCATTCCCTGTCAGCGGTCGGTTCTTTCCGCCCGGGTGATTGGGCGGATTGCGCCGGAAACCCTTTCCCGTGTGGCGCTCCGTGCCGAACGTGAGCAGACGCAGCGGAATGTGGAAACCCTGGCGCTGCGCGGGACAGGTCACAGGGATCGGCCCCGTCAGAAGCCGGTTCGGGCTGTCTGGCTGGAGGGTGGCATGATGATGAGCCGCAGGGAGGCTTCGCTGAGAGCCGTCTGATGGTTGGTTCTCAGGGCGATCTGGGGAAAAAGGTTGGAACAGATGGATGAAGACGTATCTGGTAAATGTTCTTTGCGACGGGAACAGTCTTGGGAACGGAAGAAGAGATTTCTCGAACATCTGTCTGTGAGTGGAAATATTTCTGAAGCCGGGCGTGTCGCTGAGGTCCGGCGCAGTACGTTATATCTCTGGAAAGATACGGATAAGGAATTTTCTTCCCGGTGGGAGGAAGCTCTGGAAGAGGCTGCGGATGCTCTTGAAGCGGAAGCGCGGCGCAGGGCCATCGAGGGATATGATGAGCCTGTTACGTATGCAGGGCGTGTCGTCTGTGATCCGGATACGGGCAATCCGATTGTTCGCAAGCGGTATAGCGATGGGCTGATGGCGTTTCTGCTTCGGGCGCATCGTCCGTCCCGTTTCAGGGCGGGTATGGAATCCGAGGGGCGTTCGGGGACGATCTCGATCAGCATCAGCAGTGATGACAGCGCCCTTTAGGCTCAATGATTCGCAGCGTGAGGCGGTGCGGCTGCTGGGTGGGCCGGCGCGGCATATTCTTCTGAGGGGCGGGTCGCGGTCGGGAAAGACCTTTGTTCTGGTTCGGGCCGTTGTGATCAGGGCGCTGAAGGCACCGGACAGTCGGCATGGTATTTTTCGCCATCGGCTGACGGCGCTGAAGGCGTCGGTTCTGCGGGACACGTTTCCAAAGGTCATGCGGATGTGTTTTCCGCAGGTCGGGTGGAAGCTGGACCGGCAGGACTGTGTCGTGACGTTCCCGAATGGATCGACGATCTTTTTCGGTGGGCTGGATGACGAGCAGCGGACCGAGAAGATCCTCGGTCTGGAGTTTGCGACGGTTTATCTGAACGAGGCCAGCCAGATCAGTTATGGCGCGCGGAACATGCTTCTGACGCGTCTGGCGCAGAAAACCGGCCTGGCGGTGAAGGAATATATCGATGCCAATCCGCCGAGTATGGGGCACTGGCTTTATGCGCTTTTCGAAAGCGGGATCGAGCCGAAATCGGGGGAACCGTTAGCGGACAGGTCGCTGTATGCGACGATGATCCTCAATCCGCAGGCCAACCGGGATAATCTGAGTGAGGATTATCTCGCCAGCCTTGAAGCGCTCCCTGAGCGGGAAAAGCGGCGGTTTCTTTATGGTGAATATCAATCGGTTGTTGAAGGCGCGCTGTGGCGGCTGGAGTTGTTCCAGCGTGAGGCGGCGATTACGGCGCAGAGCCGGGCGGATGTGGCGGCCCGTATGCGGCGTATTCTGGTGTCTGTTGATCCTTCGGGGGCTGCGGGACCAGAAGATTACAGGTCCGATGAAATCGGGATTGTGGTCTGTGGCGTTGATGCGGCTGGTGTGGGGCATGTTCTGGAAGATCTGTCTGCCAGGGATAGCCCGGCGGGCTGGGCTGCCCGGGCCCTGCGGGCATTTGATGAATGGGGTGCTGAACGCATTGTTGCGGAGCGGAACTTCGGCGGGGCTCTGGTAGAGGGCACGATCCGGAGTGTGCGGGCGCATGCCTCGGTCAAGCTGGTGACGGCGGCGCGGGGTAAGGCGGCACGCGCAGAGCCGGTTGCAGCGCTCTATGAGGTTGGCAGGGTTGTTCATCATGGCCGCTTTACGGCTCTGGAGGATCAGCTCTGTCATTTCTCGGTCAGTGGATATCGCGGGCCACGGTCTCCTGACCGGGCGGATGCGATGGTCTGGGGGCTGAGTGAACTGATGCTTGCCGGAAGTGGCGGCATGACGGGCTGGAGCTCGTCTGGATTTTCGCTGGCGCGCTGAACTGACCCTCCGGGTCGGGATGCGGCCTGAAACAATGGAGAACACATGGACTGGTTGTCCCTGCAACAGCGTTACGCTGTTCCCGCGGGTGCGTCCGCGCGGACGGCGCGGCTGCTGGCGCTCAAGCGTGTTCTGGACGGGACGCAGTATGATGCGCTGCCGCATCCGTTCTCGATGGAGAAGTCGGGGGCGGGGGAATACATCCCGCTGTCGAGCCGGCGTCCTTCGGTGCGGACGAATCTGTGCCGGACGGTGGTGGATGAGTCGGTTTCGCTGCTGTTCGGGGATACGCACTGGCCGGGTCTGGTGACGGATGATGCGCGGGTGACGGAAGCCTTGAGCACGTTTGCTTCGCAGACCAGGCTGGCGTCGCTGCTGATGGAGGCGGCGCGGCTGGGCTCGGTTGGGTCGGTTGCGATCCTGTTCGAGGTCTCGGCCGGGGTTCCGAAGCTGTCCGTTCTGGAGACGGCGTATCTGACGCCATTCTGGGATGATGCGACGGGGGAACTGCTTCGGGTCGAGGAGCGGTTTCTGGTCCGGGGGCGGGATCTGGCGGCGCAGGGCTATCCGATTGCGGATGAGCTTCTGGGAGCGCAGTTCTGGTGGCAGCGGATCTGGACGCCTCTGGACTGTGCGGTGTCCGTGCCCTGGCTTGTGGGGATGGATGGCGGGGTCCGCGACGAGAGCCGGTCCGTGCGGCATGGGCTGGGGTTTGTTCCGATTGTGTGGACGCGCAATCTGGGCGGACCTTACGGGCGTGATCCGGAAGGTGAATGCACGTTTGAGCGCGCCATCGATACGGTCATCGAGGCGGATTATCTGCTGTCGCAGGCCGGGCGCGGGCTGAAATACGGGTCCGATCCGACGCTGGTGCTGAAGACGGGTGGGTTTTCCGACGGTGTGGCGCATCAGGGCGGGGCGGCTTCGGCGCTGACGCTACCGCCGGAAGGCGACGCCAAGCTGCTGGAAATCAACGGGAATGCGGCGGGGGCGGTGCTCGATCATTATCGGGAACTGCGTCTGGTGGTGCTTGAGCAGCTGCATGGCAACCGGGCGCATGGCGACCGGGTTGGTGGTGCGCAGTCGGGCAAGGCCATGGAGATGATGTGTCAGCCACTGATCTGGCTGGTGGATCGTCTGCGGCATTCCTACGGTGAGGGAGCGCTGCTCTCGATTTACCGGATGGCGTGCCGGTTTTCCTGTGTTCTGGAAAACGGGCTGCGGATCGGGGGAACGCTGGTCAAGGACCTGCCGTACTGCCGCATGAGTTTGCGGTGGCCGGCATGGTTTCCGTCTACCGATCCGGAGCTGCTGTCACTGACGCAGGGTCTGGTGGCGGCGGTCTCCAATGGAATTCTGAGCCGCGAGACGGCGGTTCGGATGTTTGCGATGGCATCGGGAAATTCTGATCCGAATACGGAATGGAAAATGCTGGAGCAGTGGTGTGCTTCTGAACAAGCATGAGTGTTGACGGGGGAATGATGTCCGGAACTGATGACACCATTGAGGATGTGGAGGCTCTGCGTCGGGCGCTGAATGAAGCGCGGAGCGAGGTTGAGGCGGTCCGTCAGGAAATGACGGATGTTGTGACGCGGCAGGAGACGCTTCAGCGCAGTCATGAGGAAGCGCTGGCCCGGGTGCGGCAGGACAGTGACCGGGAAGTCATTGTGGCGGCGCTGCGGGCGGAGGCGATCCGCAATGGTGCGCATAATCCTGATGATGTCGTGCGGCTGATTGATCTGGAAGGGATCAATCGGGGTGAGGATGGTTCCGTGGTCGGTGTGGCCGAGGCTTTGCAGCAGGCCCGTCAGGAGCGGGCCTATCTGTTCGGCGAGGTGCTGCGGCCTGGATATTCGAGCGGAACCACCGTCGGGCAGGCAGCGCCACGCCCGGGCGGGATCGAACCGTTCAATGCGCGCGCCGTCAGCGAGGCGGATTATGAAGCGCGCAAATGGCAGTTTCTGGCCCAGGGCTGAGGTCCGGGACGATATTTGACCGGGCCTGATGGCAGGCCGGGTTCAGAAAACACATTTACGGAAAAAACACATGAGCATTGATAATTTTCCTGTTCAGCTTCAGGCCGCCATTCAGCAGGGTTTTCTGGCCCGCGAGTTCGAGAATGGTCTGAAATCCCGCCTGGGTTTCCGGCAGGTTGCCGATCGTGAAGTGTTCCCGAATGCCATCGGTGAGACGCTGACGAAAACCCGCAAGAGCCTCAAGGCTCCGGTGACGACGCCGCTGAACCCGACGGGTAATACGAATTTCGATAATGGTCTGAGCCCGTCCGGCTGGTCGATCGAGCAGTATACGCTGTCCATCAACCAGTATGGCGATACGATCGACCTGAACATGGTCACGAGTGGTGTGGGGATTGCGTCGCAGTTCCTGGCCAATGCCAACACCAATGGTGTGCAGGCCATGCAGTCGCTGGACCGTCTGGCACGCAATACGCTGTTTGGCGGTGCACAGAATGGTGTGGGCGGTTACCTGGGTGGCAACACGCGTGTGACGGCGACGCTGGGGAGTGCTGACAATACCATTGCAGTGGATGACATTCGTGGCTTCCAGTCCGTGATCGTGAATGGTCAGGTGACGCCGATCAGCGCGACCAATGGTATGACCGTGACGGTGGGCGGGGATGTTTACACCCTTGTCAGTGTGACGGCGGATGCGACGAATGTGTCCACAGCGCCGGGCGGTGTTTCGGGTCAGATGACGTTCTCGGCGTCCGTATCGGTTACGGATGGGACGGAAGGTCAGGCGGTTGTGGCCTCCACGGCGCCGCTGGTAATCCGTCCGAATGGTCGTCTGACCACGGCGGCACTGCAGACGGCTAGCTCGAGCGGTCTGGCGGATACGCTGGGCATCCAGCAGGTTCTCGCCGGTGTGGCGACGCTGCGGCGTAATAACGTGCCAATGATCAATGGTGCGTATCACTGTTACCTGGATGATCTGCAGCTTCTCTCGCTGTTCCGCGATCCGGATTTCAAGCATCTGTACCGTGGTGCTTATGGTTCGGAAGAGTATCGTTCCGGTCAGGTGATCGAGCTTCTGGGCGTACGGTTCATCCCGACGACGGAAGCGCCGCAGCAGGTGTCTCTGGGTTCCGGTTCCATTCATCGTGCGCTGCTGCTGGGGCAGGGGGCGCTGATTGAGGGTGACTGCGCGCTCACGGGTCATTCCGATATTCCGGATTCCGAGCGTGCGCTGATCGAGATGGTGGACAGCGTGGCGATGGTGACACGTGAGCCGCTGGATCGTCTGCGCCAGATCATTGCGCAGTCCTGGTACTGGATTGGCGGTTTTGCACTGCCGACCGACGTGACGGCGGATATGACGGTCATTCCGACGGCTACGAACAGCTATCTCAAGCGTGGTGTCGTGATCGAGAGCCTTGGCACGGATGCGCTTGGTCTGACGTTCTGAGGTTTTTCCGGCCCCTGTCTGTAAGGCAGGGGCCTCTCTTGCGGGGAGAATGACATGTCCGGAACGGTTGGTTTATCGACGGATATTCTCTCGGAAGGAGAGAAAATGGATATCCGCCGGTTTTGTGGTTATCCCGCGATCGGGTCACGGGAAGGCAATCAGGAATCGTGGCGTTTCTTTCAGGTGGAAGGGGCGCTGGAATGGCGGATGAATTGTCTGTCCGGGGCGGAGCTTCAGCAGATCCGGCTTTATCTGGCGCAGCTTTATCCGCTGGAAAATGCGATTACGGCGTCGTCGGACAATCTGGATACGGCGCGGGCGGCGGGCTGGTATCACAATGGTCGGGAAGTTCAGGACCGGGTGATGCTGTTTACGCTGTGGCGGAGGCGTCTGTGTGCGTTTCTGGGGGTGGCTGGCGGGCTGGAGCTGCAGGACGGCCGGGCGATCGTGGTTTGAGGAGGGCTGTGTGCAGCAGGCAATGATCGCGGCCAGGCTCTCCCGAGGGTATGCGAAGGCGGCGGCCGTTCTGGGGGCTTTGGGGGAACAGTATCGTCCTTCGGGCGGTCTGTCGCCGATGGAAACCCTTCATGCGCAGCCCATGCTGGCTTTTGACGTCGATGCAGGGTTTTCGTTTGCGCGGCCGATCGGGTGGGGGATTCCGACGGAATATGTCCTGACGGATCGGCGGGATGATACGCAGGTTGCCGATATTCTTGTAGCAAACGGACGGATTTATTTTGTCGCGTCCGTGGAGCCTCTGCGGCCGCCTTTATGTGTTGTGTGTAGTCGGATCGTGACAGTCAGCGGGGTTACGGGAACGGTGGAGACGCTGGTCTCGGACTGTCCGGCGGCCGTTATCATGCGGGCGAAAGGGGAGTCTTCGGGCAGTGGAATTCCGGGAGCAACGCGTCCGGGACAGTCCGTGATGTATCTTCCGCTTCTGCCCGGGGTGGTGCTGACGCCTTACATGACGGTCACGACCGATCTGGGCACGACTTATACGGTTAATGCGGTGGAAACTTCCGGCTTCGGGATCCGGTGTACTATGTCGCTTCAGCAGGTCTGAGGGAGGACAAGAATGACAGATGCCTCCAAAGTCGGATTGGCGCTGGCTTATAACTGTGCGCAGATCCTGTATCCGGATGGGCTGTCGGGAGCTTCAGTGACAGGGCGGCAGGTGGTGCTGCGGCGGGGGTGGCTTTTGCCGAGCGATCTTTTCGCGGCGCAGAACATCCGCAACAACATCGATTTCGTGACTGTTACCATGGCGCCGCGGAAAATGCCGGAATGGGCTGAACCTTTGGGGCGGCCCTGGCGGGTACAGCAGAAAGTGGTTCCTACGGTTGGGGTCGTGGTTACGGATGGGACGGTTGAGATCGTCTTTTCCGGGACTTCTACACCTGCGGGTGTGGTGGCGGTCTGGCTGGATGACATGCCGCATGGAGGTGCGCCTTCTGCGGCTTATGCGGTGACGGCGCAGGATACGCCAGCGACGGTTGCGGCAGCTCTGGCGGCGGCGTTGACGGATGGTGTGGCGAGCGGGGCGACTGTCAGTGTGCCGGGACGGGTTCTGAACGGTCATGCCGGTGGATACGGGCAGTCGGTTCGGGTGACGCGGCGGCAGGCGCAGCTTTATCGGGTTTCGATCTGGACCGCGGATGCGACAGCGCGGGAGACACTGGCTTCCGTGTTGGATACGGCGTTGGCGGAGCAGAGCTGGATCAGCACTCTGGACGGGCGGGAGGCTCAGCTTCGGTTCCAGAGCGTGGAAGATGTCGACACGATGCAGAACGAGGCACTGTATCGGCGGGATTATTTCTATGAGCTGGTTTTCGACACCCTTCAGGTGCAGTGGGCTTCCGAAATGCTGTGCGGCATCGGGAACCTCTCTGGAGAGGGCGGGGTAGCGATGTCTTTCGGGGAGTTGGCTCCCGGGGGAGCGAACCAGACGGTAACGGCGGCTCTGGATGCCATGCAGGCTGTGGTTGCGGCGCAGGCTGCCGCCACGGCCTATCCGGGGCTGGGGGTTGATCAGTTCGGGACAGTGGTCGCTGCTGCCTGACGCAGAAGCTGAGTCAAAGCGCTGAAATTTCATCAGGAAAGCGGGTTGCTTCTGTGGGAGCGCCCGCTTTCTGCATTTTGGAGAGCGATCCGGGGATGTCTCTGGTCTATCAGGCGGGAACGCTGAATACCACGGCACTGACCGTGCCAAATCTTTACGTGCAGATCGCCCAGCCGCAGACGCTGGCCCTGGCGGGAGCATCGTCTTCTCAGCTGGGGATTGTGGGCACTGCCGGCTGGGGGCCGGTGGGGATGCCGCTGCCGATCGGGGGCATGAGCGACTATGTCGCGGCGTTCGGCGCCAAGCAGAACAAGACGACGGATGCGGGGCTGGCGGTCAATATCGCTGTGATGCAGGAAGCATCGTCTTTTGTTGTCGTTCGGGTGACGGACGGGACGGATGTGGCGGCATCCGGCACGCTGGATGGCGTGACGATCCAGGCTGTTCATACGGGTAGCGTGGGTAATGGCATCGTGGCGGCCGTGACGGCTACGGGTTCCGGATTTGCGCTTGCGGTTACGCATAGGGATCTGGGGGCTACGACCTATGCGGGGGCGGACTGGTCTGCCATTGCGGCGGCTGTGGCGCAGGATCTGAATGCGCTGGTGAAGGTCGTGCTTCCGGAGACGGTTCCGGCTGTGGCTGCAGCGAGTGTGACACTTGCAGGGGGCACGGATGGCGGTGTGCCGACGACGGCTCAGTTCATCGGGCAGGACAGCACGGTGCGGACCGGTATGTATGCGCTGCGCGGGCAGGGCTGTGCGGTGGCGCTGCTGCATGGTGTGACGGACAGCACGTCCTATACGGCTCAGGCGGCTTTCGGGACGTCCGAAGGGGTCTATATGATCGCTGTCGGGCCGGCTTCCGATACGGTGACGAATGCGATTGCAGTCAAGGCGGCGAGTGGGCTGGATGCGTCGTCGGTCAAGCTGATGTTCGGTGACTGGCTGTGGTGGAATGATGATACCAACGGCATGATGCTGGTCAGCCCGCAGGCATTTGCAGGTGGCAGGCTTGCCGCTCTTTCGCCGGAGCAGTCCAGTCTGAACAAGGCGCTGTCGGGGATCGTGGGGAGCCAGAAGGCGGGTCTGACGGGCAGCAGTGCGACCTATTCAACGGCTGAACTGTCAGTGCTGTTTACGGCCGGAATTGATGTGATCTGCAATCCGGCGCCGGGTGGCACTTACTGGGCGGTGCGCTGTGGACATAATTCGTCCAGCAAGAGCACCATGAATGGCGACAATTATACGCGCCTGACGAACTATATTGCGTCTTCGCTTGCGGGTGGCATGGGCGGTTATGTGGGTGAAGTGATCAACGATACGCTGTTCAGCGATATTCGTTCGACGCTTCTGGGCTTTCTGTCGTCGCTGCTCTCACAGGGTATTCTGGGCGTTCAGAATGGTGAGCTGCCTTACAGTGTGGTCTGTGATTCGAGCAATAATCCGCAGTCCCGCACGGCGCTGGGCTATGTGCAGGCGGATGTGGCGGTTCGCTACCAGGGCATCAACGAGAAATTCATCGTCAATCTGCAGGGTGGCGCGTCTGTCACCGTGTCGTCTGCATCGGGGAGTGTCGGCTAAATGGCAAATCCATACAGCATTGGCCGGGATTGCCGGATTACTGTTCTGTGGAACGGTCAGCGGGTTGATCTGCGGGACGTCACGTCCTTCAGTGCGGCCCAGGAAACACAGGCCCTGCGCGCAAATCCGCTGAACGGGGTGCCGCTGGAGTTCAATGTTCCCAATGGCTGGCGGGGAGCGTTCCAGATTGCCCGGGCCAATGCGGCACTGGATAATCTGGTGGCGGCTGTCGAAGCCGCATACTGGAATGCAGGGACGGTCGGAAGTGGGACGATCTATCAGTACGTGACCGAACCGGATGGGACGACCAGCACCTGGGAATTCAGCAATGTTTCCATGCAGCTGAAGAGTGATCCCTGGCAGGCGGATCACATGATCCATCAGACTGTTCAGTTTTTTGCATCTACGAGGACGAAGATTTCGTGAGTGATTTTCCGCAGGAAGTTGTTCTGTCCGATAACCGGCGTCTGACGCTGCGCGAGATTGATCCGGCAGATATGCTGGATCTGATCGAGGCAGCGGGCAGTGCGATCAATGGCGCGTCGGCATCCGCATGGCTGGGTTATGCGGAAATGATCTGTTCGGTGACGGCCATTGATGGTGTGCCGGTTCAGATGCCGCAGACCAAGGATGAAATCCGCGAGCTGGCCCGTCGGGTCGGCAAGGCCGGGATTGCGGCTCTGACGCCGCTTTTCGAGCGTGATGCGGATGAGGATCTGCGGGACGTCGCAAAAAACTGAGTCGGCACTCCGGGTTTCAGGAGATGCTGTATCTGCTGGATCACGGGGTGCCGTGGGATGTTTTGCGAGGATGGTCGAGAGCGCGGCGTCTTGCCGCGTGTGTCATTACCGGAGAGCGGGAAGGGCACTGTTTTGACTGGGACATGATGGGTTATCGGGGAGAGATATGATGCGGGAGCACATCTGGCGGTCTCTTCTCTCGGTCAGGACGTTTTTTGCAGCTTCTTCCAGAGGGTTGGTGTGGGTGCATCGGTCGTTTCCGGTTGCGGCTGTGCCACGGTTGAAAAAACAGGCTGGGATCGTGCCGTCGCGCATCAGGGGGCCTCTGGTTTCCGGAAGGACGGTGCGGGGTGGCGGCTTTCAAAGACGAGAGGGCATCCACGAGATTGCGCCTGTTCGTAAATCGGGTGGAGTATTTCATTCGGTGTTGTTTCCCGTGCGGGAAAAACAGCGGGTGGTGCGGATCCTGCGATTAGGTCTTTCTTTGAAGCCTTTTTTTGTTGTTGCAGAAAAAGCGGGAATACGTGCGGGTGTGCATGAGATGACTGCTTTTCCGAAACGGAAAGGGCGACTGGATGCAAAGTCGGGGCGGATTGTGGTGGCGCGGAAACGGGCTGCTGCTGATGTCGGACGAACGGCGGTATCCCCCAGTCGGGGGGGAATGATTGAGCGCGCATTGCCTGTCAGGCGCATCAGGCATGGTGCGACAGGGGTGTCTCCTGTCGTTCGCCGGGCAGTACTGGTGGATAAAGGTTCGACCTGTATTCCGCCAGTGCGGAAACAGACTGTGCACGCGCCATCATCTGAAGGAGCCGGACGGGAACATGACGCGCTTCCAGCCTTTCCGGCGCTCCGGAATTATCACGACAGGAACACTATGAGTGGTGATGTGGATCACGAGATGAGGCGTGATGATTTCTCGTTCGGCAATCGCAGGTCCCGTCTGGCGGCGCGACGTTCTGGCGGGGGCGTGGATGAAATCATGCAGCCTCAGTATCCGGGCCGAAGTATCGGATTTTTCTGACAGAGGAGGTGTTCCCCGATGGGTATTGGTCTTTCCGACATCGAAAATGCCATTGGTGCCGTAGGGCGGCTGGGGTCATCATCTCCTGTCATACTGGGAAATCTGGTTCTGACGGGAATTGAAGTTCCCGATACGCTGCAGGTTGGCGGTCGGCAGATGCTGGTTGTGCATCGTCTTCCGGGGGGCGGGCGTGTTGTTGATGCGCTGGGCAACGATCCGGGGCGTCTGGAGCTGAAAGGGCGCTTTCTTGGTCCGGATGCGCAGATGCGGGCTCAGGCGGTTGAACGCATGCGGATGGCCGGGCAGCAGGTTGCTTTTTCGGCTGCGGGGCTTTCCGTCCAGGTCTGGATTGCCCAGTTTCATTACGTTTACCAGGCAAAAGGCGCTGTCTGTTCCTATGCGCTGGTTCTTGAGCGACCACAGGAAACGACGGCTGTACAGACTTCCGATACTTTGTCCGGAGCGCTGGGAGATGATGTCGGGAGTGCTCTCGACAGTTTTTCCAGCGTGGTTTCGGATGTTTCCGAAGGGGTTTTTACGGCGGTGGGACAGGTGTCTTCGGTTGTCGGGCAGGTCATGCCGCTGGCGACGCTTGTTGGTGCCGGGGGTTTTGCCTCGAAGGTGACGGATGCTCTGGGGACGGTCAACGGCGTGGCGCAGAGTGGTATGAATCTCGCTACGGTGCCTTCCGCGCTGACCTCTGTTGCCGGGGGGCTGGAAAATGCGGGAAGTGGGTTGCAGTCCATTCTGACCGGAGCCGGACAGAATGTTGAAGCCATTCAGCCGGTCAACAGTGTTTCATTGAACGCTTTGGGACAGAACGCGGCGCTTCTGAGCGCTGCCGCCGATGCGGGCAGTCTGGTGAATCGCTCGGCGGCGAATGTTGCTGTGGCGCAGGGGCAATCGACGTCTTTGCCGTCCGTTTTCGCATGAGGACATGATGCAGGATATTATTGTCAGCGCTGCGGATATTTCGTTGTTTCATGTGGCCGCGCGTGAGCTGGGGAATGCTTCTCAATGGTGGAGGATTGCGCAGGTTAACGGGATGACGGATCCGGATCTGGGGTGGATTTCCGAAACTGTCGTGCTGAAGGTGCCGGCGGTCGAGAGTGATCTGGTATCGGGTTTGCCTGACGGGGTGTTGGAATGAGCGTCAGAAACCTGGAAGTCCAGGTTCTTTTTGATGGGCAGGTTGATCCGGTTCTGGCGCTTCTGCAGTTCGAGATTGATGCGAACCGCTATGAAGCCTGTGATGTCGCATCGCTGCGTTTTGCCGTCAGGGATCAGGCGCAGCAGGCTTTGTGGTTTGAGACGGAGCAACCTGCCCGGAAGTGGGTGATCCTCCAGATGCGGGATACGCAGAGCGTTTTGTCTTCGTGGACTACGCTGTTTGAGGGCCGGATCGACCATATTGAATATGCGGCCGAGCATGCCGTTCTGGAAATGGAATGCCGTGATGCGCTGGCGGCTCTGATGGATCTGCGGATTCAGGATGCGTGGCTCAACCATACCCAGCAGGAATTGCTGGAAATCATGGCGCAGGCCGCAGGCCTGGATGCGGCGATTGCGCTCCCCTCTGATCAGGCTACGCTCATGGCGGGTCAGTTCTGGCAGATCGAGCATAAGCGCGGTGCTCTCATGGGGCAGCATCGTTTTCAGACGGCGGCGGATCTTGCGTTCACGATTGCCCGGGATTCTTTTTGTGATCTTTACGCTAGTGGAACATCTCTTGTCTGCCAGCCACTGGGCTCCTCTTCCGATACAGGTGTGCAGGTGACAGACATGCGGAACGCGGTTCTTGAAACCAGTGTTGCGCGGGATCTGCAGCTTCTGTCTGGTGTGGTTGTGCACATGGCATCGTGGGATTCACGTCAGAGAAGTACGACGCAGATTTATTATGATGGCGTTTCGTTCTCTCAGGGCGCTCCGTCTGGAAACGCCAGTATCCATACCTTTCGTGTTCCCGGACGGCGGCTGGACGAGTTGCAAAGGCTGGCGCGTGGCAAGCATGCACGTATTGCGGCGCATGCGTTGTCTGTGCGGATCAGGATTCCGGGTGTGCCGGGTATTGCACCAAGAAACTACATGACTGTTGTAACGGGAAATGGGGAAAAGACCCTGGGGATTGATCAGGTGACCTCCCGGTTTTCCGTGGAGCAGGGATTTGTGCAGCAGGTTGTTCTGAGGGATCGCGGAGGTGGGACATGAGTGATGCTCGTTTTGATGCCGCTGCTCTTCAAGGCAGGACGGCGCATACGATGTTTGGAATCGTCTCAGCCGTCGATCCTGTCAATCATGCCGTAAAGGTCCGGATCCAGCCTGAAAATGTGGAAACGGGCTGGATTCCGGATGCTGGCGGGGTGCATGCGGGAGATCTGCGGATTGCGTGTCCGTCTTCTCCAGGCACGCATGTTGTTCTTCAGCCTGTTGAGGGGGACGGAGAGCATCTTGTTGTAACGGGATGTGTGTTTGATACGGTGGTGATGGCGCCTGTGTCTCCTCTGACCGGAGCCGTTGCGCAGCCTGGCGAACTGCTTGTCAAAGGGGGATGTGGTCGTCCGCCGCTTTCCTCGGCAGGCGCTTCCGGGGCGACGTCTTCGGAAGCGGGCTGGCTGCATGTCGGGTCTGCTGGTGTGGCGGCGGGTGCGGGAAATGCACGGATTGTTCTGAAGGACGGTGGCATCAGTTTTTCTGTCGGTGGGACAAGCATGACCCTGACATCTGCCGGGTTGACGGTTTCGGGGGGGGATGTGTGTACGGATCAGCATTCGCTGAATGAGCATGTCCATCTGCTGGGAAGTCAGAAGACGGAAGGAGCGCTTGGATGATCGCTCTTTCACATGTTTTCGGGAACGATCTGGTTCTGAACTCCGGCACGCTTCAGACGGTCTCTGGCACGGAGCTGACGAGACAGAGTCTGTTGAGGCGTTTGCTGACTGTTCCCGGGGATTATATCTGGCAACTGGATTACGGGGTGGGGCTGCCACTCATGGTCGGTCAGGTCATTGCACCGGAAGCGATGGAATCTGTCATCCGGGCGCAGGTTCAGGCAGATGCCGGGGTGGATTCATCGCAGGCCGTGACAGTGACTGTAACGGATGAGGGCGGTGGTGTCTGCAGATGCGACGTGTCCTATGTCGATGCAGCATCCGGTCAGCAGCAGAGCCTGTCTTTTTCCTACTGAAATGATGAGAGCGGCACAGTATTGAACCGCTCCAAGAGGATGCGATGTCTCTCTCCTTACGTTCCTTTTCCACGACTGTTTCGGCTGCAGTGACAACGGCGCAGGCCTCATGTTCCCAACTTCTGGACGTTTCCATCGGATCGCCTGTGCGGGCGCTTATGGAAGGTGTTGGCGGTGTGGGATTGTGGTTGCAGTATCTGGTATTGCAGTCGCTGCTGCGGACCCGTCTGGCGACGTCGACGGGGGCGGACTGTGACAGTTTCGTCAATGATTTTGGCATGACCCGTCTGCCGGGGACGCCGGCGACAGGGCTTGTGACGTTTACGTCCTTTATGGCCAGCGAGCAGTCGGCGGTTGTTCCGCCGGGAGTGATTGTGCGCACTGTGGGGGGGATATCCTTTGTCGTGACGCAGGATCAGTCCTTGCCGACATGGTCCGCATCTGCTGGCGGATATGTGCGGGCGGCAGGTGTGACGACGCTGTCGGTGCCTGTTTCATGCCAGGTGGCGGGGGCAGTCGGAAATGTCTCGGTCGGTGCGATCTGCCTGATGGGCACGGCGGTCTCGGGGCTGGATACCGTGACGAATACGGCGCCTTTCCTGAATGGCTCCGACCAGGAGACGGATAGTCAGCTGAGGGCGCGTTTTCCGCTCTGGCTGGCGGCGAAGGCGTCTGCCAGTCGGGCCGCGGTGGGGAATGCCATTGCTAACGTTCAGACGGATCTGAGTTATTCGCTCCGGGATGGTCTGGATGCGGCGGGTGTTGCGCGGAGCGGATATTTTACGGCTGTGGTCAATGACGGAAGTGGGGTGCCTTCGGACCAACTGCTGTCGAATGTCTATGAGGTCATTGATTCTGTTCGGGCCCTGGGGGTCGGTTTTGGTGTGCAGGCGCCACAGGTTCTGACGGTGGATGTTTCCATGGATGTTGTGGTGCCGTCTTCCGTTTCGGTTCAGCAGGCGGCAAGCGCCATTCAGTCTGTCGTGTCGAAAGATATTGCCGCGATGACCGTGGGGGCCGGATATCCGTACAGCCGTCTTTCCTACCTGGCCTATGCGGGCGCGGGGATCTCCGTGACGTCGGTTCTGAATGTCCGTCTTAATGGAGCGCAGGCTGACATTCCTGCCAACGGCAATCAGGCGCTCGTGGTTGGAAGCATTCAGATCAATGTCACCCAGGGCTAAGGATCCGGAATCTGGATCCATCGGCAGGGATGAGGAATTTTCATGGCGGTATTTAATACATATCCGAAACTCGAATCCCTGACGGGAGAAGAGGTCCTTGTTCTGGCGGATGCCAGCGGAACACGGACAGTGACGGCGACTGTGGCGCAGGTAACTGAGGCTCCTGTCAGTGTTTCGGCCAGTGGTCAGTTCTATGCCGACAAGGGAGCGCAGGTAAAACGTTTTGCGGACCGGCTTCTGGTGGGTGTTGCGGCGGAAAATCCTGCTCTGAGTGACCGGGCCAGTTCTTCGGAACATGACTGGCTGTCGGAGACCATGGCGGCGACGTCCATTGGTCCCTGGGCCTTGCAGGATGCCCAGTGCGCGTCGGTTGCGCAGTTCGGCAACAGTGCGTTCGTCGCAGGGTCGCGGACTTCGGATGCAGTGAGCGGCTCTTCGGTTCTGGGGTTTCAGCCAAGCTCCATCGGAGTGGCGTCCTGGGGAATTTCCGACGATACGTCCAATCCTACCACCACGACCGCCTATGCCTATTATGGTGAAGCGTGGCGGATGGCAGGGGTGGATTACCAGCCGACATTCGGGATGGAACTTGAGGCCGTCAATTTCGGTGGCCTTGCGGTGGGACAGTCCACGCCTTATGCGCCAAATGTTGGTGGTGGCGTGTATGGAATTCAGCTTGGCGCGGGTGGCGGCCAGACATCGGGGACGTCCGATGCTGCGGCAGGAATAGTATTCGTTTCCAATCCGAACTCCTGGCAGACGGGTATTGTTTTTGGGGCCCAGTCCCTGACGGGAACGGATGGGAAGGATTCCGGATATGCATCGGCTGTTTCGCTGGCGCGGAATCATGCTGTCGAATGGCATACGCCCGAGACCGTTTCCGGGGTGGCGGGGGCGAATGTGGGAGCATTTGTCCGTTCCACAGTGACGGAACGCACCAGCGGCACGCGGCAGGAATTTACCAATGACGGGATCCTGTTTGGCAATATCGAGGGGGAAACACTCTTCTCGATTGCCGGCATGGCCAGCCCGACCAATGCGCTTCAGGTTCAGGCTGGATCCGGGACGCAGGCAGCGGGTCTCTATGTGCAGGAAGGGACGGGAGGCTCCGGAAATCTGGGACTTTTTCCCGCAAGCGGGGGAGAACTTCAGATCACGTCACCAGTTACTGGAGCCGGAGGTACGATGCCGACTGTAGCAGATGGCGGTTTTCTCCATATCAACGTCAATGGTGCCGATTATCGTATTCCGCTGATGAGCCCCAGCCAGGCTGGGGGATGACCGGATGGGTATTCTTTATGACGAAGGCCGGGATATTCTCCGGGCATCGGATGGAAGCATCCTTTTCGATACGGGACCGGCTCCCGGTTCGATAGATGATTTCGCAAGCCGGCTCCGGCGTCTTTTGCCCAAGGGATGGTTTCCTTCGGAGCCTCAGGGGCTGAATGAGGAGACCGCACCAGTACTGGCGGCTCTTCTGCGCGGGTTTGGCACTGTCCTGGCTGGCATCTGGCAACTGATGCTGGAGTGTTCTCCGCAGATGCGTCTTGCGACGATGAGCGGCGCGTTTCTGGACATGGCTGCGGACGATTATTTCGGTGAAAGCGGTCTGGTCCGTCAGGCTTCCGAAACGGATGCCGTCTATCGCAAGCGCATTAGTGCTTCGTTGTTTGCCGAACGCAACACACGTCAGGCCGTGACGAATGCAATTGTTGCGGCGACCGGTGTGCAGCCGGTCATCATTGAAACCCTGAATGCTTCTGACTGCCATGCCCTTGGCTGCGCAACGTCGCCTGCTATGGGCGGGGGGTACGGTTATGGTGCGGCGGCCCTGCGTTACGGCAGCCTTCAGGGTGGTCAGTTCTTTGTAGAAACACAGCTGGGAAAGGCCGCAGATCTGGCGACAGTCTGCCGCGCCGTCGATCAGACGGCGGCCATGGGCGTTACCGGCTGGATCAAGGTGGAAAATTAATGGACCGGGCAATCGTTTATGCGGGATCCATCCCGCTCGACACGGATCTTCTGCGGGCCGGGCGTTATACCAAGGCTGCTTTTGGAAACCTGGCGTCCATGCTGTACGGTCCGAATGTCATGGCCGCGTCTGGACTGGGATATTCTGCATCTTCCAGCGATCTGAGCCTGACGGTCGAGGCGGGTTCGATCCTGGCGCCGGGCGTCATGGACGCCACCAGCCTGGGCGGCAATGGCGGGGGGCTTGCGGCGGATACAACGGCTCTTACATGCCAGTATATCAGCACGACATCGCAGACCGTTACGCTTCCGGGGAGCGGCAACACCTATACCGTTTATGCAGTCTGCTTCGAGCAGGATGCCGATCCGACCGTGCTGCCGTTTTTCAATGCCAGCAATCCGTCGCAGACGCAGGCAGGAATCCAGAATGACGGTGGCGCGCTGCCGGTGCGCCGGGCAGGTGTGATTTCTCTGGTGGCCGCTGCCAATCCGCCTTCCGCTCCTACGGGTGGATGTGTTGTGGCGCTTTACACGATTGCGGTTCCACAGGGCGCGAGCAACCTGTCAGGTGTGAGCGTTCAGCCGGGACAGGTTTTCTGGCCGACCATCCCGGAACTGGCAACGCAGGCTCTTCTCAAGGCCTGCACGGAACCCATGACGCTGGTGACTGTGAATGGCTCGGTCTCCGTTCCGGCATGGGCATCTCGGGTGGAACTGCGCGTTATTGGCGGCGGCGGTGGTGGGGCTGCTTCTCAGTCGATGACGACTGCCGGTGCGTTTTCTGGTGCCGGTGGCGGCGGTGGGGGAGATGCCTGGGGTATCTATGCCGTCAGCCCCACGCAGGGGAATGGTCTGGCGATTACCGTCGGAAGTGGCGGCGGGTCCGAGCAGACGGGCGGGACTTCGCTGGTGAGTTACAACGGGCAGACGCTTTTGCAGGCCGAAGGTGGACAGGGTGGAACATTTTATTCCACGACCGGATCTGCGGGCGGTGTGGGCGGTAATGCTTCTGGCGGCACGATCTGGAATCAGAGCGGAACCTCTGGTGGGGACGGGCAGTGCAACGCCTATACGTTCTCCGGATATGGTGGGGATGGCCCCTGGGGAGGTGCGGGACGTTGTGGCAACCAGGGGGGGCGCCTTGCAACGCGGTACGGCGCAGGTGGTGGCGGTTCTTACTCGGCAACGGCTGAGGGCGTGTCTTCCAGTGGTGGCACCGGGTTTCAGGGCTGTGTGCTTTATCGCTTCCTGCCCTGA